ACACAATATAGTGAAAAGAATAAAATACAAAACATGAAAAAGCAAGAATCTTTTAAAAAAGCAATCAAAAAAAACCGTAAGCATTTACTATCTCAAGGTTTTTTGCCGTCGACGCTCACCATGTGGAGCACAGGCCAAAGGATTCCGAGAAAGCCACAGGCTGTGAAGTTAGCCGGTGCCCTGGGCGTCCCTTTGGCTCGGGTGCCGTATCGGACATTTACCATTAAGTAATTTTGAGGGAGGCAGCATGAAACGATGGAGCGCATTATCACGACTGGCAACGATTATCGGCTTGACGTTGGTTCTGTGGGTTTGGGCGTTTCTTGCGATTTACGGCGCGGTAAGGCTGGCAGAGAGGTTTGGAATTTGCTGACAATATCCGACAAGAAGCTGCTTAAATTTTGGGGCCAAGCGGTGATTGAACGCGCCGGGCGCCGATGCGAGTATCCGGATTGCAATATTCACTATACCCAGCTTCACCCGCACCACTTGTATTCGAGGCGCTATGTCACCATGAGATACAACCTAGACGCTGGAATTTGTCTTTGCCCCAGTCATCATACAATGGGTGGATTATCGGCGCACCACGATCCTGATTTTAAGTCTGTTCTGGTTGCGACGGGCGTTAGAACAGAAGAGTTTTTTGACCGGCTCCGCGCTGAACGCAACCGGATACAGAAGAACACGGCGGCGTGGAAACGCGAATGCTACGAAAGGTTAAAGGCGTATTTATAAAATGGCCAAGGATGCTCCAAGGATTGAAAAGCCCTGCCGCGTGCGCGGGAATCCAATGTATTGCACGCCGCGCCGGGAAGTTTGCTCCAGGTGCAGGCGGATTGCGGAACGGGATGCAAAGAGAATGAGGGACAAGGCGGCTAGATTTCATGGATCGAAAAGCGGAAACCCTATCCGCCTGCCGCCTAGTTTTTAACAGGGAATTTTTGAGGGGAAATAGAAAATGGCACGAACACGAAGTATAAAACCCGAATTTTGGAGCGACGAAAAGGTTGGAACATTATCTTTTATGGAAAGACTTTTATTTTTGGGTATGTGGAATTTTTCAGATGACGAGGGGTTAATAAAAGCCAGCCCGTTATATTTAAAAGCAATGGTGTTTCCATATGACAACATAAAAGAGAAGGATATTGAGTCTGCTATCAATAACCTATCAAACAAACAGCTAATTTTTTGTTTTGTGCAAAACAACCAGCAATACGCATGGATAATTAAATTCAGGGTGTACCAGAGAATTGATAAACCGCAAAAACCAAACAATCCCTCACCAAGTATTCAAAACACAAAATATAGAATGGCAATATTTAAAAGAGATAATTATGTTTGCCATATTTGTGGAGAATCAACAGAAATATCAACCAATTCAAACGATAGTAATTTCCCCACAGTTGATCATTTAATTCCACAATCAAAGGGTGGAAATCACTATCCATCAAACCTTAAGACAGCGTGCTCTAGGTGTAATAAAGGAAGAGGTGATACCGATCTTGACCAATTCCAAGAAGATTCCAAGAACATTCTAAGAACATTCACAGACGAAACAGAAACAGAAACAGAAACAGAAACAGAAGAGAAGTTAAACAGAAGTAAAGTGGAACCCCCCAAAGCCCCCCAGGGGGCCTCAACCGAAATTCCATATTTTGAAATCATTGAATACCTGAACCAGAAAACCGGAAAGAACTTTGACCACCAATCCAAAGAAACCCGCGCAAAAATAAAAGCACGATGGGGAATCAACGGGAAACAGCGAACCCTTGCAGACTTTGTGCGTGTTATCGACAACAAATGCGCGTCCTGGCTTAACGATCCGGGAATGGTAAACTATCTCAGGCCGGAAACGCTATTCGGGACAAAGTTTGAAAGTTATCTGAACGAAAAACCACATGAATTAAGTGGGGTTGTATCTGATAAAACAATCAGAACCGTGAAAATGCTTGATGATTGGAGGCCACCGGTATGAGAAACGAAACAAAATTCAAGGAATATATGGCGACCTTGTGTGAGCTACACGACAGAACATTGTCGAAACTTTTGACCGACCTTTACTGGAAAGTGCTTGAGCCATACACAGATGAACAATGTGAGGAAGTTTTTAAGGAGCTTATTTATTCAAATAAATTTTTCCCGAAACCGGCGGATATTATCGAGGTTATTCACGGAACAAAAAGAAACCGGGCAACGGACGCATGGCTTGAGGTTTTGGAATCTGTCAAGCGGATCGGCAATTATCAAAGCGTAAAATTTGCGGACATCATTATTCATTCGGTTGTTCAGGCAATGGGGGGCTGGCCGGAATTGTGTATGATGGGAATTGACGAAGTGAAGTGGAAACAAAAAGAGTTTGAAAGGCTTTATGAGGTTATGGCAGGACGTGACGGAAAGCACCCGGATTATCTGCCGGGGACGTGTGAAATGGAAAATTTCAGGACGGGCTTTAATGTCGAAAACAACATTGTAAAGATTGGATATAACAGCAGAAGAATAAAATTACTGCAATAGAAAAGGGGATAATATGCCGGACACAGTGAAAGAGGGAACTTATCAGGGTAAGCCGACGATCAGCATTTTGACAGGAGTGGGCCGTGACGGGAAGGAATATTGGATGACAATGGGCCTGGCCAAAGCCAAAGCCATTGATGAAAACATCGACCGAATCCGGATGTTCATCGACAAGCACGAAAAGGGGAAGTCATGACACAGGAAGAGAACGCCGCGATCCTGCTGCTATCCGAGGCCCTCAACAAGTGAGGGGATCACGCCCGCCAGGTTGAGGCGGCCATGATGGATCTGCACAAGCTAAATGACGATCTACGGAAGAAAGTTGAAAAGAAGGACGCCGGGGATTTATCGAACGTGAACGCTTAGGAGGGGAGCGGACAAACACAAATGCCGAATAAAACCCTGCGCGACATTGCGATTGAAATAGGGATCAACGTCAACACGTTTTTCAACCTACACCGAGAGGGAGCATGAGGGGCCGATGATGGAAGACGAAAAATATAAAAATCCTATTTTACATACCAGCCAATTTGTCATGTGCGGAAATTGTTTCCGCGCAGATACGTATCGCGGGTGTGATTTTGGGTGTAAGTATTGTTTCGCCAATAATAGGCAGGGGAATTTTGAAACAAAAGACCAAGTTGCCGATATCCAACTAATAAAAAAATGGTTCCACGATGCTATCATAAAAGGTGATACAGGTAATATTAAAAAGGAAATGCTGAATCACCGCGTCCCTTTGCATCTTGGGGGGATGGCCGATCCATTTCAAACAAGGGAGTGGAAATATGGGGCGACGAAAGAGCTGTTGAAAATTAGCTCACAATACCAATACCCTATCAATATCAGTACGAAAACGGCCTCATTGCCCGAACCATATTTTGAAATATTAAACCCGCAAATACATACTTTTCAGATTAGCCTTATTGGGATAACTGACGAATATGTCCGGCGGTTTGAGACGGAAACACCCACCCCTGCCGAGAGAATCAATTTTGTTAAGCAGTTAAAGGATAGGGGGTTTTGGGTATCAATAAGGATTCAGCCGCTTATCAAAATAAGCGAAGCGTTAAGGCTTATTGGTGAAACGGATAGATTCGTTGACTATTACACGGTTGAGCACTTAAAACTTCCCTCCGATAATACCTACATGATGAGAAACCTCTTGCCATTATTGCATGATGTTCCCGAAAAGTTGATTCCAAAAGGGAGGGAGTGGGAGTTCGGCGGCGCGACCAAAGAGAGCAATATAGCTCGGATTAAAAATTCAACGAAGGTTAGAATAGGGTGTGGTGACAATGATTTCCATACGCTATCCGATAGCCTAAACTGTTGCGGAATAGACACAATGCCTGAGGCTTTTGGTAATTGGATGAAATACAATTCCATGTATATTAAAATGACAGGTGACAGGAGCCAGTGGTTCCCCAAAAATGATTGCACGGGATGTTTTAATAGCACTTGCGTTGTTACGGGGATGAAATCAGTTAAGGATTACACGGAGAGGTATTACAGAAAATTATACGGAGATGACCATCAATCAAGCCTCTTCGCATAGTAGGGAAGCCCGCACATGACGGAACACAGCACAAAATGCATCGACTGGGAATCGAGGGTCTTGAAAGGTGAATCGCTCACGCCTCCCCCGCTTTTCCCAGCGGGGAGGCCGAGGGCGAAAAGGGATTATGAAAGCAAGCGCCGCTCGCCGTTATGGAAGCGCAACGGGGATATAAGTCTCGGGGATCATTGCCCGAAGTGCGGGGGGCCGGTGGAGCATGGTTGCGTGCAAATGGGGAGGGTGGCAAATATTGACCGCTGCATCATGTGCGGCCTGACATCGGAGAGTATGAGTTTTTACGACGCGGTGAACTGCCGGCGGGTGGATATTAAGACGGCGCTGGTGATGATGAGGCTAAACAGTTCTTGACAACATTTTTCAGAGTGGGATGATGGAAGCATGGCGAAGATGGGACGACCGAAAAAAAAACGAATACCAAAAAAGCATCCGGGAGGCAGGCCGGAAAAATACAGGCCGGAGCTTTGCGAATTGGCGGGCCGTGGCTGTATGCTTGGTGATACGAATGATGTCCTTGCTACACGCTTTGGTGTAAACGTCGCCACAATTAAGCGATGGATGAACAAATACCCAGAGTTTTGCGCCGCCATAAAAAAGGGCCGCGAGGAAGCCGATCAAAATGTTGCAATAAGCCTTTATAAACGGGCGATTGGATACAGCCACCCGTCAGAGGAATTGTTTTGCTATCAAGGTGAAGTGACGCGGGTTCCGACAACAAAACAATACGCGCCCGACACGGCGGCGGCGATTATATGGCTTGGAAACCGCCGCCCGGACTTGTGGAGGGCGAAACCGGAACCGGGCGATGGAGCGCCAGATAATCCGACGCCAGTCCGTGTTGTGGTGCAAGTTGAAGATGCGAGTAGGGTTTAAAAATGCAGATCACTGTAAAAGCTAATAATCCACAGGGGCGCTTTCTCCCGTTGCCGCACAAGTTCAGGGCGTTTGTGGGCGGGTTTGGTTCATCAAAGACCTATACCGGATGTATGGCGATGTCGAAAAACTACTGGGAATACCCAAAAGTAAACCAAGGTTATTTCGCGCCGACATACCCGCAAATCCGGGATATTTTTTACCCGACCATTGACGAGGTGGCGTTTTCTTTCGGGCTGAAGGTTGAAGTCAAACAGGGCGTGCATGAAGTCGCTTTCTTTTCTGGGCGTCAATACCGGGGGACAACGATTTGCCGGTCAATGGACAAGCCGGGAAACATCATCGGCTTTAAAATCGGGAACGCACTGATTGACGAACTCGACACGCTGCCGACAAACAAAGCGGAAGAGGCATGGAATAAGATCATCGCCCGCCTGCGTTACAATATACCGGGGGTGAAGAACGGCATTGACGTTGCAACCACGCCCGAAGGTTTCCGTTTTTGTCATAAGAAATTCGTTCAGGCATTACAGGACAACCCGGAGTTGACAAAAACTCACGCGCTGGTTCAGGCCTCCACTTATGAGAACGCAAAACATTTGCCCGCCGATTATATCCCTTCACTGCTTGAAGCCTACCCGAAAGAGCTGATTGAAGCCTATTTGATGGGGCGGTTTGTCAACCTGACAAGCGGAACGGTGTTTTATGCGTACAACCGGAACGCTCACAACTCCACAGAGACAATTCAGGACGGCGAACCCTTGATGATCGGCCAGGATTTCAACGTGGGTAAAATGGCCTCCGCCGTTATCGTTCAGCGGGCGAACGGTTATCATGCCGTTGCGGAGCTGAAGGACGTATTTGACACACCGGCGCTGATTAAGATCGTGAAGGAACGCTGGCAAGAAAAGGCGCACCGGATCATCGTTTACCCAGATGCAAGCGGCGGGAGCCGAAAGACCGTTGACGCCTCGAAGTCCGACATTTCGCTGCTTACGCAGGCGGGCTTCACAGTGCGGGCGAATCCATCAAACCCAGCCGTCAAGGATCGTGTGTTGGCGGCAAACAAGGCTTTCGAGAATGGGAAGCTATGGGTCAACGCGAAAGAATGCCCCACGCTGGCACGCTGCCTTGAACAGCAGGCCTATGATGACAACGGGGAGCCGGACAAGGGGTCTGGTTTTGATCATATGTGCTTCACAGGGGATACTATCGTTAAAACGTCAATCGGTTTTTGTAGGATTGATTCCTTACCGGAAACGGGGATTATTGAATCGTTTGGCGGGGCTATGGTTCCGTATATAAACGCAGGGATGACGGGCAAAAATATGGAAATAGTTCAGGTTGTTTTCTCTGATGGGCTTAATGTCTGCTGCACTTTAGATCACCGCTTTTTAACTTGCAATAATTGGATAAAAGCTATTGACTTAACCGGCATGTATGTATATAATAACCATAAGCACTCAATAAAAAATGGAGGTGGTTTATGGTTAAGGTTATTAGCGAAAAAAGGCAAGAATTTAATGGCGTCCCGTATTACTTGTGCGGATTCTATTTTCAGAACGCCGGTAAGCGGCTGCATAGAATTGTTTATGAGCATTATTATGGAGAAATACCAAAGGGTTGCGTGGTTCATCACAAGGATGGTAACACCTCTAATAATCAACCCGATAACCTCGCTTTACTGCAAAAAGGCAAACATACCTTGCACCACCTTAAAGACCCAGGAAGAAAAGAAAAGTCTCAATATGCAATTAAATGCGCCATTGCGAAGGCTCCTGAATGGCACGCATCCCCCAAAGGAATCGAATGGCATAAGCAACAATACCAAAAGACAAAAGACAAGCTACATAATATTAAAACATTCCATTGCTCGTATTGCGGAAAACCTTTTGACGCTGAAAACAGGACTTATAAAAAACATTTCTGTTCCAACGCCTGTTGTGCCGCCGATAGAAGAAAATCGGGGAAAGATGATGAGACAAGAAATTGCGCAGTTTGTGGCAAGGAATTTAAAGCAAACAAGTATCAGAAAGTCAAATATTGTTCCGATGAATGCCGAGCAAAAACCCCGTGGGGTGCAGGTAATAAGCGTCATGGAGGCCGGAAGCGCTGATGTGTATTGCTTAACGGTTCCAAGCACGGGTTGCTTTGCGCTTGCCAATGGTTGTATTGTCTCAAATTGCGATGCGTTTTCATATCCAATAGCCTATGAAATGCCAGTTATTCGGCCAATGAGCAGATTAAAAATCGTTGGAATATAAGGAGAAAACATGGAAACGAAAAGCCAAGTCAGTAAGACGCACCCCGAATATGACGCAATGGCCACAAAATGGCAGCGCTGCCGTGATACCGTCGCCGGGAACGACGCGGTAAAGGCCGCCGGAACGCGATATTTGCCGTCACTGAAGGATCAAACGACCGAGGACTATGAGGCCTATAAGACACGCGCAAAATGGTTTGGGGCAGGATGGCGCACGATTCAGGCGCTCACCGGGATGCTCTTTCGCCGTCCGCCGGTGGTTGAAACATCCGAGAGCGTCAATGCCCTTCTGGAA